TCATTTAACAACAGAAGAAAATTCTACCCACCACCACCAACCAACGATTAACTCCACTCAATGAGTTCATCTAAGATTGCTTTTCGTATTTGATCAGGTGTTACGTTTAGTCGCCTAAACATTCCTTCTATTAATTCAGCCTTTATGTTCTCGTTATATTTCCAACCATTCATCTGCCCATTAAATGCTAAGAAGTGTTTGTACTCTTCAGCTATATTCTCTGGCCTAGTATGCTGACATACATAATGTAATTCAGGTATGTCTTTCGCCCATTCAGGCAACATATCAAAGTACTCACCTCTACCATGCCAAGATTCTTCTTGATCAAGCATCATCGTATCTCCTTCGTCTTCTA